TCCTGCTCGACCCATCATGTTTCGGTGCGTCTTCTTTCGGAGTTTCAGCCTTATCAGGTGTTTCACCTGCTTTTTCTTTCGGCGCATCAACCTTTTCAGCTTTAGCACTTACAGATTCCACCTTTTCAGCTTGCCCGGTCTTGAGAAGTTGATCCGCTGATTCCTTATCGATTTCTTTACCGACTGTAAGAACGCAACCAATCCCATGATTACCTCTCGGACCTGCCATCACTGTTTTAAGTTTGATTTGTTTCATCATTCCTCCTTTTAAGAACGTCTGATCGTAATAGAAATAGTAGCTATGACAGTATTTGTTGATGCGCCACTAGTTGCTACCTCTATCGCTTGTCCAGCAGTAACTACATTAGCCGCTGTTGGAGTGACGGTATCAACATCACCCGCCGCTGAAGAAGTGTCGAGAATTGAAATTACACCATCAGTTACAGATACTGTTGCAATCTTGGCAGTAAGTACCGCCGGAGCAGTCGCAATCGTTCCATCAATAACAGACGATATACCAACTATCGTTCCCGCATAAGGAGATACTACCCATACACTAGCCGCTGTTGAAACATCTGCCATTGTGACATTCAAAACCACTTCGGCAAGACTGTTGCCATCAACGCCGACCGGTACATCTTCGCCGCCTATAAATAGACGGTTGTCTGTTCCGTCTGTTTGTCGAAATCCATTATCTACGCTTTCAAGAGCCATGTTTTTTACCTCGTAAAATCCCGGCGGTTTTTACGCCGCCGGGTTATTTAAAAATTAAGCCGTACCCTCATCAGGTGATATGTGAGTTTCACCCGAAACGTTAGTACCATGCGTTACAGGCATCTTGGATGCTCCATACTGGATGTATGACATCGTAACGACTGCATTCTGCGTGGCTCTGTCAACATACCCCCTGACATACCGTTCTTCTGGTTTGTAAAGATCGATATAGAAGATCTTTTCATCATCGGTATCCGCAATGGTTTGCCCTGTACCTTCCAGATCAGCCGCTGTACCCATGCCAGACGCTGTGTCCTGCTGCGCTTTGATCGAAGTAACCGCCGAGCCTGTGATAACTCCGAAAGTAAAGATCATCAATACGCCTTCATAACCCGACATATCGATTGTTGCGCCCTCAATGTCGGTAGTACCCGCTACACCAGCGGCGGCTGTGATACCGATTGAAACCTTGTCATTTTTGCTTATATTCATTCTATACCTCCGTTATGCCAGTTTCACTCGAACAAATGCCTCTTCCAGTACCGGCATTCCGTCAAGTTCCATTCGTCCGATAAAGCCTACCTGATTGGTTTCAGCGTAAAGCTCGTTAAGCCTCTGTATGCCCATATTAAGAGCATCGGCAATCCAGTAATGTTTGTAGGCACCGAGCATTCCGACATAAAGACCGGTCGTGAATGTGTTAGGTGCGTACTCCGACATATTGATAGGGAACCCAAGAAGGGTATCAGGATCGCCAGCCCTAAGACCTGGCTGCCATAGATACTGACCTTGTCCATCTTTCAGTTTGGATATCTGCTTGACAGCATCCCTATGGAAAAGCCATTCAGCTTCAGTCCAATAGTTGCCCTTGAGTGTGTACTTCACTTCACGGAGACCATCGGCGGTCATTGCCGTAGTGGTATTGTCGGTCGAAACATCCCGACCGGTAGAAATACCATCGGCGGAAGCTGTGAACAATCCGAGCGGCTGGCTTGCGCCCGTACCTGTAAGAAATGCTTTCTCTTCCGTTATGCCGAATTTGTAAGCGAGTCGGTCAATAACGATATTTTCAATAGGTAGAGCAGAAATTCGCAATAGAGTGTTTGAAACTTTTATGCGCTTTGCCAGTGGATTCGGTGCAAGATTTCTTTTGCCAAAAGACATCGTAGAATCTTCGGAGCCTGTTTTGATTTCCGAAGTCCAATCAGCATCAGCAGGGTCATTATCGAGAGAAGGAATACCAAGAGAATCAGCGGTATTAACTGTAGTCTTAGTTGCTTTTGCCCTGATAAATGTCTGATCATCTACAGCCTTAATCAACTGAGCAACAAACTGTTCAGGCGGAACAGTAAAGCCGCCAGCGGGATCGCTGTCTTTTTGTAGAGCATTTACGATATCGCGAGCTTCCGGCGATGCATTGTTAATGCCATACGCTAAGATCTGACCGAATGCGGTCATTTGGCTCATCGGCTCATTGACCTTATCGGTCGGAGCCGGAGTATTGGCAACCGCTTCCGCTATTGCTCTTTCCTCTTTCTGTAACTGTTGCTCCGCTTTGATGGATGCTTCAATATCCTGAGATTCTTTAAAAGCCTTCTCGTAATTAGTAGACTCTTCGGCGGTCATAACGCCATCTTTGGCAGAATTGAGTATCGCCCTTGCGTCTTCGACCGCTTTGAGCTTTTTGTTTTGAAGTTCTCTGAGTTTCTGTGACATAAATAAACCTTTCATGCTTAAATTTTACTGTAACAATGTCACCGCAACAGCGGATCAATTAAGCATGAAAACGCTTATTTAGTATCTTTATAACAAATTAACTAGATCATGTCTAGTAGTTTTTTCTGTTCCTCGATGATATTAATCACCTTTAAATCGGTAGTAGCTTTCGGCTCGGATGGCTTTTCCGGTTCTTTTGGCTCTTCTTTGTCGGCTACAGGAGCAGCCGGCTCATGCGAAACGTCCGGTATGAATCCCTCGTTTGTTGGCTGATTCTTGTAATTGTAAGGTTTCACGCCATCGCCCTTGTAATGTGCCGCAATCTTTACAGCCTCGAATACTTCGGTAGCAAATCCCGCCTCTACGGCCTCTTCAGCGGTAAACCATGTTTCTGCATCCATCAAAGCCGATATAGCTTTTTCGCTATCGGTCACATGCCTTGTATATGCTTTGACCAAGCCCTCTTTTGCCTTATCCATCATGTCGGCAACTTTCCGCATCTCCCCAGATCCACCACATACGCACGACATAGGGTTATGAATCATCATCATCGCGCCCTCGGCGATTGATATCGTATCGCCAGCCATCGCAATCACCGAAGCAATAGAGAAAGCCATACCATCTATCGACACTTCTACCCTTGCCGAATGTTTCAACAGGGAATTATAGATCGCCATTCCATCGAATACCGAGCCACCCGGCGAATTAATCCGTAGGTTAATAGTCTCAATTGAATCGGGAAGTTTATTAAGATCCTCTGCGAATGTTTTAGCATCCACTGAATCACCGAAGAAACTTACACCGATATCAGCAAATATAAGTATCTCTGCTGTTTTATCATCAGCTTGCGCCTTTATATCGTACCCTTTGCCCTTAACTTTCATCTTTTACCCCCGTTTTGTTCAGGTTTTGCACAAAATTCAACAGTTCATCTACACGCAAATCAATATTTACGCACTGATTATATGCCGAATTAACGAATTTCTCAATCATTTCATCCGGTATTTTATCTTCATCGACCACTAACATTGCCGATAATAGTTTTTTGTAGTCGCCAAACCATGCATCAACCTTGTCTTTTAGCTTTTTCCCTTCGTGTGTGTTTCGTGCTTTTGATACAAAGTTACTCTCTTTCGTCGCTAAATGGCGTGCGGCATTCGACAAGAGCTTATTATTGATATCTTGCGTATCCTCATCATCTTCATCGCTTGATTCACCCGCCGGAGCCATGTTTAAAGGAACTAGATATGTTTGACCGGCTCCATTTGGTAGCGGATTCATATTTTCCATCGCTCTTATCTCATCGACATTCAAGAACCCTGCATTGCGACCTATGTTGTAAGATTCATATCTTGCTTTCAGGTCGGCACGAAGCAGAGCAGCGACAAGGAACGCAACAAACTGTTCATTCTTTCGCATTAGAGAGGTGAACAACTGCAGCCGGATCGCTTGTTCGATCTGAACATACCAAGGACTGAGAGTATATCTAACGAACTCTTGCCCCTGCTCCCCGATATTAGAAAAAGTTGCCTTGCTCAAATCCATGAGCATATGGGGTGGGACTCTGAAAATTCTGGCTATCTCTGTTATCTGAAACTTTCGGCTCTCCATATATTGAGCGTCTTTATTCTTTACGCCAATCTCTTTATACTCCATACCATTTTCAAGTATCGGCGTTCCACCGTGTCGCTTGCCACCGGTTAAGGCTTTCCATGATTTTACGAACCTAGCTAAATCGCCATCAATTTTATCAACAGGATCTTTCCATGTAGCACCGGTTATTATTCCTCCAGGTGTCCCATCGTTTGCATAGAATCTGGCGGCGAATGCATCCCCCGCCAATGCAATCCCTATGGCTTCGGCTGATTGCTGAATTAATGATTTTGATTTTGTTCCATCTTCCGAGAGGCTACCAAGTCGGAATATTTCATCTTGCAGAAATACTCTTATTTCACCCATCAATGGCTGGTATGCGTAAGCAATTTTACCGTCAGGCGCAAGGAATGGGCGTACTCTATCAGGGTGCAAGGGGATTAAATCTGTAATTTTCCCACGTCCATTCGATACGATGAAGCTAAAAGAATTTCCCCGTAATAGCACATGAGCAACGACCATCTTCCAATATTCAAACGGTGTTTGTTTTGCGTTAGGTCTATATCTCAATAGCTCCCACAAAGGATTTTGTTTATCTTTTTCTTTTCCTTCGCCATCAATCCTTCTGTATAGAATCAGGGGGAGTATTGCGATTGTCTCTGAAAGTAACCGAACCGCCGACAATACAGCAGTTGATTGCATCGCTGTATCAGGAGTTACATTTATCCCCGCTTCTGTACTTCCGCCTAATCCAAGATATTCGGCAATAACAGGATCACGGGGAGGGAACCCCCCTGAAGTCGTAGCGTTCAATAACTGACCAAATAAACCCATTAATTAGCCTTTGGTTTTTGTTTTTTGCCTTCAGCGTGTGATAACCGCATACCCACAATCATAAATGTTGCCCCGCTAAATATCATTGCATAGCGAAGGTCATACAACCACAATCCAGCGGTAAGTATCCCCAAGCCCAATAAAAATACCACATCCCAAAAAGTCATTAGCGTTATACTACCAGAACTCCACGCTCTGCGTAAGGGTTTTTTTGCTCTGTATTTTCATGCACGATTAATCGACCAAGTGCCATGACGATACCTACGATCCCATCAATCTTCTCATGGCTTGCGCTCTTGTCTGGTTTTCTATTCCCCGCCGGGTCTGCCCTTACTGCTACATTGGAAGCCATCCAATTTAATACCGGATTGTCGCCATGTAATAGCTTTTCTGACAATAAAAGCGTTTCAAATTCCTTTGTCGGAGCCGCCATCGATGCATATCCTTGACCGAATGGAACCATAGTAATCCCCTCTTCTGCTAGATTTGTAGTAAGCTGTGTGGCGTTCCACCTATCAAATGCTATCTCACGAAGATTTAACTCTTCCGCTATCTCCATAATGTCCGTATGGATGAAATTGTAATCAATAATATTTCCCGGCGTAAGCGTTAGCCAACCCTGTTCAGCCCAGATGTTGTACGGCACTCTATCCTTGTGTACTCGCTTATCAATGTTTTCCTCTGGAACCCACATCCGAGCTTTGCAAACTACCCGACCATCTGGCAGGGGTAGCACTATTCCGAGAGCGGCAATGTCGCCGGTACTCCCTAAATCTAACCCGCCATAACCATAGGTAATATCAGAGGCATTCCATTCTGCATCCTTCACCCTATCCCAGATTGTCATTTCAAGCCATCGGTTTTCCTGTTCCGTCCATTCGTTTAGACGTAACCGCCTGAATGCGTTTTGTGCCGCCGGTATCTCTTTAGCCTTGAAAGCTAGACGTTCTATATCATCGAGCTTTACAGATATACCAAGATTAGGGTTAGCTTTAGCCCACGCTTTCGGATCGTCCCACTTATCCTTTTCGTCAATGCTGAAGATGATTCCAAAAAATGTATCATCCTCAAGACTACCTTCTGCCACTTTCTGCGTGTATTGGTGGAGATTAAAGCAGACTGTTTGCCGATTAAATCCCGCCGTGGTTATTGCAAGCAGTAGAGATTGCCGCCTTGCGCCTGTAGCAGTCTCCAGTACATCCCAAACGTCTGAGGTTTTATGGGCGTGAACTTCATCGACAAGAGCGCAATGGATATTCAATCCATCCATCGTCTGAGAATCAGCCGCTAACGGTTCAAACTTTGAAGCGGTCGAAGTGATATGTAAGTTATTTGTGAATGTCCCAATCTTCTTTTTCAGTGATGGGGATTTCTGCACCATCGCTTTTGCGGCATCAAATATTATCTTTGCTTGGTCTCGCTTCGTGGCGGCTGAATATATCTCGGCTCCCTCTTCCCCATCGAGTACCAGCATATATAATCCGATAGCGGCGGCAAGACTTGATTTACCATTCTTGCGGGGAACCTCTATATATGCCGTCCTGAACCGCCGACAATCATCACTCTTTCGTTTCCACCCAAACAGATTGAACACAATGAACTGTTGCCACGGCTCTAGGGATAGCGGAGTGCCAGCCCATTCGCCTTTGATATGTACGCAAAAGGTTTCGATAAATTCAATGGCTTCATCGCCAGCCTCAATATCGAGATAAAAACCACGCTTCCCTGCGGTCTTTAGGTCGGTTAAGAATCGTTTACAGCTTGCCTTGTGAGATTTGCAAGCGGGGATTTTGCCTGATACTACCTGTTTGGCATATTCAAAGGCAGGATGTCCTTTTAACTCTTTCTCAATTTTAAGCATTAAGCGGGTTTCCGCTTTGCTTTCTTCTCCATAAGCGCATCAAGAGGATCGACAACTTCGCCAGTTCCGGCTAGCTGGATTTTAGATCGTGCCGCCGGTGTCATACCGAATTCAATTAGAAATTCTTTCTGGAACTTATGCAGTGATTCAAGTGCCGAAAACGCTGGATTCTTTTTTCTGGCATCGCCAACAGAAAAACCATTCTCGTTTACCTCTTCTATGGCTTGCAGGTAATAAGCATAGTCTATAATATAGTTTTCAAGTATCGGCACATCAAGAATAGTAATCAGCCCGAGCGGATGCAAAACTTTCACAATATATTCCCAATGCTTTTTAGAGGCTTTCACAAGATCAGCGTGTTCCTTTTTCTTCGACTTGAATAGATGCGCCGGGAAGTCCGGCTTTACTTTCGGGATCTCAGCTTCAGCTTTCGCCGCTTCCGCAATAGGTCGCTTGCCGGGATTGCCACCTAATAACTTTAAGTGGGTAGGCTTTGCCTTACCCCTACCTTTGCCGTTACCGCTAGCCATGACTGTGTTCCTCTTTCTTTAATTCGATTTCCTCTATTTTCATTCCGACCTCCTTTCCTAATTACCGCATTATAACCCAATACCAAAAAAAAGTTCCGAAAGTGCGGGTGCGAGAAGAAAAC